TGCACCGCGCCTTCCGTCCATGTGCCATCGGTTGCCGTGAAGGTCAGTTCCGTGCCGCCGAACGTCGCTGCCGGGGGAGAACCCGCCGAGTTGATCAGGTGCTGCCAGTGGCCCGCCGTACCTGCTGCAACGAAGTTCTTTTGGAAGATGAACCCATCGGTCTTGCCGTTGTTGGTCATCTGGTTTGTCATATCATCTTGGCTAGTCCAACCCATTTTAAGTACTCCATTGCGTCGTCAGGACGCCTACAAGAATTGAAGATGCCAGCGAGCCGGCGTTGCCCAAACCGATGAAGCCGAGAACTGCGCCGGATTTCACCTCATAGATCGGCATGTGAATCAGCGCCTCTCTGTGCGTCGCTGCGCCGTAGCTGTCCAAGCTGCCGGTGGTTGTCCTGCGGCATTCCTGCGTCGCCAGCGTATCGAGGATCGGCTTGACGATGACCAGCGCCATCAGCCCGCCGCCTGCGCCGGTGAAGGTGCAGGACTCGATGGAGCGCGCGCTGGAGTCTCCAGCTTGAAGGTCAAGGAACGGCAGCGAGTTGGTTGCCGACCCGTTGCTGGAGTTGAGCAGAATCCCGCCACCGGCCACGATCTTTGTCATCGTCGCAGTGGTTGTGCGCCCCGCCACGCCGTCCTGATTGGTGTAGCTCACCGTGAAAGTGCCGTTGGTCGATGAAGCCGACTGCGCCACGCACATGATCTTCCCACCCTGCGGATAACGACTCGGCAAGGGGTTCGTCTGAATCATCTCCTGCAACTCGCCCACCGCGTCCGTATCAATGAACGGGTAGTACATCAGGTAGTCGGCCAGCAGCAGACGTTGGTTCTGGTTGCTCGTGCCGGTAGCCGACGACGCTGCGGTCATCGTGCAGACATCCTTGATGAACTGCGACTTGCCTATCGCCGGGAGGTGAATGCCCCGGTTGGCTTCAACGTAGGCCGCTTCCAGAGGCGACGAGGCATAGAAGTTCGCCACCGGGTTGCCGGCGTAGTAGGTGTAGTCGATGAAGTCGTTGGCCGATGTAGCCGCCGACGCCACCGTCTTGCGGAATGTCGTGATGTGCCGCGTGCCGCGCTCGTGCGCAGCCGCCCACTCAGCGACGTTGGCGAAGCCCATTACGCAGACACTCCGCCACTACCGGAGAGGTTCGCAGTCAGACACACCGTCCGGTCAGCCACGTCAGGAACTTGCGGATGTGCCACTCCCACCGCATCTTGAACGGCGCTTTGTTCAGTGTCCCGTCGCCCGTCAGGATTACTCGCCTCGGAGCATTGATGCTTGCTGTCGTGTGGTTGCATGTTCTCGTTACCTTTCCGTCTTTCGCTACCTTGACTCGCGCTTTGCAGATAGAGCAGTTGTAGAGCCATGGATACTTGTCGAGCCAGCCCATCAGGTTTCTTGTATCACCAAGCCGCCGGCAAGGAACTGCGGCGTGATCGAGGCCGAAGCGCCAATCGTGATCGGGCTATTGAGCGTGCCGTAGTGCCACACCGGAGTAGCGCCGGAAATGGTCGTGCCGGTCGATACCGAGTTGAGCGTGCCGCCCGTAGCACCCGACTGCGGGAACTGCAACAGCGCGGCGTTGTCGGTAGAGCCACCAGAGGCCGCATCCCAGCCTGTCGAACGTGCAACGTTCTGGCGTGCGTAGTTGGTGTAGGCCGATTCGTTCTCGGCTTGCGAGTTGGTGCCGGCAGTGAGCGGCGCGGAGTGCAGCGCGACGACCACGTTAGTCAGCGGGGTAGAGGCCGCATTGTCGGCGACAGTCGCCCACGCCGTAGCGCGGTACATCAGGTTCAGAATACGGTTGCAGCAGTCAGTTGATTTAGGCATGGTCGCCTCCTTTGATAATCCAAAAATGTCTGCGCCAGCTTGGCGAGTTATTGAACAGTCTCTACGCCGATCATGTCGCCCGTTTCAGGGTCACGAATAACCCGCTTCGGCGCTGTGATCTGTTGCTGCATGCTGGCAAGCGACTGGCTGAACATCTGCGCCATGTTCTGCATGGCCTGTTGCATCTCGCCTAGCATCTGCTGCATGGCCTGCGATTCCTGCGCCTGTTCCTGCTTTTCGGCGGCTTGCGATTCTTCGGCGGCTACTTGCTGCGACTGCATAGCGCCGGTCTGGCACATCTGCGACATTTCACGCGCAAGGGCGATTCGCTCCTGGCTGGCAATCTTCTCGCGCTCAATATCTGCCCGGATCATGGCTTCCTTCTCGGCTGCGATAATCTGCGCTTCTGCCTTGATCCTCGCTTCTTCTGCCTTGGCAGCAAGCGTCATTTCTGCTGATTGATTGCGGAAGTTGGCATCATCGATAGCCTTCTTCTTCTCAAACTCGAAACGCTCGCGTTCAAGTTCCATCTTCGCCATCGTGCCGGATGCGGCTTCCTGCAATTGCTGATTCTCAGCCTGCATGGCCTGCATCTGCTCTTGTGCTTGCTGCATCTGCTGCTGCATTTCAGGCGGTATTTGCGGCGCTTCTTCTTCCTTGCGCGGCGGCAGGAAGGTTTCGATGTCGATACGTTCGTCAAAGCGGCGCAGCGTCTCTTCCAACAGCTTCATGACGGTTTCGGCCATGTCGTTTTGGCCGGCAGTGCGCAATTCCATGATCTGCTGAACCGATTGCTGAATCTGCGGCAGCATCTGGCCCCACTGCTCCCGCTCTTTGGCTTTGTTCGGGCGACCAGACGATCCCGCGCGGATTTCAACTTGCACAAGGCTGAAAACGTCCGACTTGTTAAGCTGCGGCCAGACTGCATCTTGACCGGCAATCCGTTGTACCTGCGGTAGCGTCAGTTCTTGCAGGCACAATTCAGCCGAGAACCGCGCCATCTCTGCAATCCAATCCTCAACAACGTCCTGACGCTCTGCAATACGGGATTGCAGCCCTTGCGCCATGATCTCGGCTTCGGTTGCCGTCTTGGCCTTGTTGATAGACCCCTTGGCCGCATCGCCAGCGCCAAGCACCATTTCTGCGTCACGCAAAATAGGCTGTACGTCATAGGTCATTGGATCAACAGGCGGATTCGGCAGAATGGCGATGTCTTGCGTGATCGGCGTATCCGGGTTGCCTTCAATCCCCACCCATTGATTCGCCTGACGATTCGCCAGCGCCTTGATGTCGCCATCTGTCAGGTCGCCTGACTTGCGATATACACGAGTCGGCAGGTTTTCCTTGCGATGTTCTGCAAAGTTCGTCCGGGTCGTGTTGTATTCGTCCTGCAACTCGGTCAGCAGTTCGGTATCAGACAGCGGATGCACAGTGCCGTCTGTCGGGTTGAATGCCAGCGCAAAGAAGGGATAAAACCGATTACCTAGCGTTTCCGGCGTGTAAGGATCACGCGCCCATTCATCAGCGCCTGAGCACAGGGTAAATACGCGATTCGATGTCCTGTCCCATGTTTCAAACACAGCGACAAGCTCCACCGTATCTTCATGCGATAGTCCGCGTTCTTTCTTGTCGCCGCCGTACTTGTTCGCCGTCTTCGGCGCATCCTTGCCAAACGTCTGCTTGTACTTATCCACCGTCATCCAGACGCGATGCGCCAAGGCTTCCGCCTGCGGGTATCCGTCGAAGTCGTACATCGTGTCGTCGAGGATGAACATATCCTCTGTCAGCACGCGGTCAATGGCGATGCCTTCAACCGTCGATACTTCGGCTTGCTGCCGGAGCGAGGCTAGTTGCTGTTCAAGTTCGGCCTGTTTCGCTTCAAGCTCGCATTTCGACTCATCGCCATCTTCTATTTCAGCAATCAGGTGGCGAATCCGTTGAATGTTGTCTTGAGTATCGGCCAGCCGCGTCTCGATCAGCGGGTCGGTCTTGATGTCCTTCTGCCAGCTAACCTTAGCCCAGCCGATACCAGTCGTCATCGCTGCGCGAATCGCCGCCTTAGCGCGTGGCTTTAGGTTGCCGTCCTTGATGAATACGCGGTTCAGCACCGCCTGCATTGTCTTGCAGAATCCCGGAACCCATTCGGCAGAGTCGCCTACGGCTTCGGTCTGGCTGACGGCTATTTCCGGGTTTTTGGCGTAAATCTGCGGCAGGATTGCGGCAAAGTTGGAGTGAATGATGTTGGTGCGAACAAGTCCAGGCTGATCGTCGCCGCCGACATCGCCGCGAACATAATGCCGCAGCTTCTTGTAGCGTTCTTCTACCTTGAGCTTGGTTTGTGTCTTGAGCGCCTTTTCAAGCCGTTTTCCCCAGCGTTTAGCCAAGGCTTTGTCTTGGTCGGAGACTTCCGGCTTGTCGTCTTTCATTGCAGCGCCCTCACTTCGACCTCTGCTGTAAGGCCGGTATTTGCATCAAACTTGCGAGCCGCGCGGATAGTGTCTCTCAACCCCTCTTGAGCCAGCGATTCAGCTTGCCCAGGCAGCGAAGCACGCACAACCATTGCTTCACCATCAAGAGTTTTGCCGTCAATGGTGTAAATCCACCAAGCGCGGCCACGTTCAGCGGGGACATGCGCTTCGAATTCAGCAGACGGGGATTCCAGAGCCAACAATTGCTCTAGTGTGATAGATGGCCGCGTCAGGCGCAGCCCTTGAACGATTCGCGCGACTTCTTCCATATCGCGCGTTATACATGTGCTAGATCAACGTCAGAAATTAAACCTTTGATGGTGCGACAGACCGATAGCGGCTAACGGATTTCGGCGCATCGGTCAGTTCTAGCAGATGGTCAAATGTGCCGGGTTTCGCCCTTGCTGGCGTTACTGCGGGGATTCGTGCATCGCGCATCCGATCAACAAATCGTCCAATCAATGAGCACACATCAACCGCATCGTCACAGACGCCAACTGGAAAAACTAGCAATTGCGATAACAGCCGGTCTGCCCATGCCGTCTTCGGCAGATAGACCATGCCAGACGATGCCATAGCCTGAAACGCCCTTGATCTGGTCGGTTTGTCATGGACTGACGGCAACCATTCAAGGCTGCACATATCCCGCCGCTCTTTCATTCTGCGCGTCAAGAACGGCTCAACAGCGCGGCGTATTGGCCCGGACTCACCTATCCACACTTGCGGCTTCCACTTTCGAACCATATCAAGCTGCGTTTCAATCCACACGTCAGACGCCGTTTGCCCGTACCACCAATCCAGCGCGTACAGGTTGCCATCAGGACACAGCCCGAATATTCCTAGTTCGGTGAAGTCGCCATCGTTAGCGGTCACAGCATAATCTGACGCCGCATAGATTCGGAGATGCTTCGGCGGCGTGTCATATCGCCTGAACCAGTCGCGCTTGAAGTAGTCGCCGGTATCAGGCGCAGGCCGCTGCATGTAGAGTGCTTCCCATTCGCGGCTTCCGATGGTTCTCCGGATGCGTTCAAGGTCGTCTGCACTGTACTGCTCAGGCCAAAGAGCTACGCCATCATCAGACAGCGCGGGAAGGTCAAGTACCGTCCAATTTTCATGCGAATGCTCGGCTAGTACCCACCCGGTAAGATCGTCCTCATGCCAGCGCGTATTCATGATGATGATTGCGCCATTGGGCATCAGTCGCGTGTAAGCGACTGAGGCATACCAATCCTTCAGCCTTCGCCTATAAGTCTCGCTATCAGCTTCCTCACGGCCTTTAAGCGGGTCATCTATCACCAGCAAATGCCCACCTCGACCAGTTGCCGCACCGCCTACACCGAGTGCGAAGTAACTGCCTGATTGCTCAGTACCAAACCGGCTTGCGCTTTGGCTATCTTCCGACAGCTTGCATTGCGGGAAAACTGAACGATGCTCGTCGCTGCGCATCTGGTTGCGAACCTTGCGCCCGAAATCGTCGGCTAATTCCTGCCCATAGGTGGCGCATATCACATACCGATCAGGATTCCTGCCGAGATACCACGCCGGGAAGAATTCGGACGTGAGCATGCTTTTCCCGTGCCTTGGAGGAGCCTGGATAATAAGACGCTTGATGTCACCGCGCTCCACAGCCATGAGCACATCAGCAATCTTCCGATG